CTATATAGTTTAACTTATATTGTTGGGGGCAGCTACTCCACATTGAGTACTGCGAAAATGATACTTTTGCCATTGAGTTTGTTTAAGCCTTAAAGATACGAAAAAAGGGTGAGATTACCAAATTATACTTTAAGTTTTAACTTAGTAATTTCTTTTGGATTTGTGCCATACGCTTCGGCAATTCGTTTAATTTCTTCTCTGCCAATGGTACTTTCATATAATATATCTAAATATTCGGATGCTTCTCTGCTAGAAACCATAAACCATTTGGCTACCAAATCGATAATCCATTGTTCATAATCTTTTACCGATTTACCTTTCATATAACGAAGATATGATTTTCCTTTCGGTATGACTCCAATTAATGCTTTATAAACCGCTTTAGGAGGTGCCTCTTGAATATATGGTTGTATTTCCGCTACCATCTCAATCCAATCAGGATTCATAGACATATAACGTATAATTAACCAATTACTCCAAGTCTTTTTATCAGCATCTTCTAGCTTATCCCAATACTTTGGGTCCTGGTCTTTTGTGATTGCATTGATGTGGTCGAATAATCCTTTTGCCATTAGTCTTCTACTTTTAAACCCGGAGGTAATAAATCATTTAATACTTCACCACAATCACCACATAAGAATAACTCTACGGGTAATACTTCATCTTTTGGTTTACCAGTTAATAACTTTGAAATCTTACGAAATCCAAAACCTTGTACGAATATTTCACCACCGCATTTCTTACACCCGATTGCTTCGGTTTTTTCTAATGGAATTGGTTTTTCTTCTTGTCCTCCGATTGGTTGTCCACCTGCTCCTAAAATGTTAGCCATTATATAATATTTAAAATTTGAATTAATGTAGCCGCTGCGATAATTTCTTTATCAATTGCTACTGCTGATTTAGCAACACCATCACCTAAAACTAAAATTACATTTGCAGTATTTTCTCCTGCATAATCATCAACTTTTTCATATAGTAATGTATAGAGGTCAGAAAAATCAGTAGCCTTTGAATCAAGAACCGTTTGTCTAATTTTCATATATTTGTTTCTCTTATCATCATTTGATTTAAGAACTTCAAGAACTTTCAACTTATAATCATTATCTAAAAGATTTTGTACATCAACTTGTAATTTACCTTTAAGAGAATTTAATTGACAGGTATTAATAATCTTACGAATATCCGGATAAGAAGAATCAATAATTGGAACTAAATCCTTTGGGTCAAACTCAACACTTTCTGATTTTAAAATCTTACTCATTTGAATTGCCACATCTTTTTTAGTTGGTGGTGTAATTTGAAACGTTTGACAACGGCTTTGAATTGGTTCAATAATCTTTTCAATATAATTACAAGTCAAGATAAACCTACAATGCCTGCTAAATGTTTCCATCAAATTTCTAAGGATTGCTTGTGCTTGAGGAGTCATATAATCAAACTCATCTAAGATAATGATTTTATATTTTTTGAATCCCATAGAAGATGCAAAGTTCTTTACTTTATTTCTTACGGTCTCAACATTATTCTCATCAGATGCGTTAATCATCATAAAATCACATTCAATTGAACTAACAATTAACTTTGCCAATGTTGTTTTACCAGTACCGGCTTTGCCAAAAAATAAAAGATGGGGAACATCTTCGTTTTCAATATATCCACTTACTTTACTTTTTAAGTGTTCATTTCCAACATAATCATCTAGTTTAGATGGACGATATTTTTCCACCCATAACGAGTGATTTATTTGTTCTTCTTTAAATTCAAACATATTTTTATTTTTTATTTTCCAGTTGAACCGAATCCGCCTTCGCCTCTTTCGGTATTATTTAATTCATTTACTTCATTCCATTCTACAATTGGATGTGGTATGATAATAAGTTGTGCCCCTCTATCTCCAATTTCATATACCGCTCCACCCGTTTTCTTAAATGTGGCTTGGATTTCACCTCTATAACCAGCATCAATTACACCAACTGAATTACTAAGAAGTAAATCGGTTTTACGAATAGATGAACGAGGAAAAACAAGTCCCATAAAACCTTCAGGTATTTCCATTGAGATACCAAATCCATAACTGATATCCCACTCAGTTTCTCCCTTAATATCTGTAATAACTAAATCCATTCCAGCATCACTTTCTTTTGCGTAAAATGGAATCGTTGCGTTTTCGTGTAATCTTTTTATATTAACTTTCATTTTGTGGGTTCATTTTTAGGTTATGTTCTCTTAATTTTTTTCCTTCATCTGAAAGTTCTCTAGCGAATAATTTAAAACGTTTACCATTTTGCTTACTTGTAAAAGATATATAAGCATCTTTAGTATTACTAATAGTAAATGTTACAGTTGGTTCTTCATTCGTCATATCTTCGCCTGTCCATGCAAATATTTGTGGTTCATCTCCATCAAATTGGAATACCCATTCGCATTGTTCTAACTTTTCAGATGGTGTCATTTTTAATTCACCAATTGGTTCTAAATTTTCTTTTTGTGTTTTTTTAGCCTTTGCCATAATTTTATTTTGTTTTACAAATATACGAAAAAAAGTTTAGAATTCAAAAAACTTTTTTGCGTTTTGAGAATCAGCGGATGCCATTTCCCATTTTAGAGCGTTGTAGAAATCAGTTAATTTGTTTTCCAACTCCGCTTTATAAATTCCATCCCTATCAACATATTGATTGATAAAATCTAAAATTTCGATTGGGTCATTATAATCTCTAAATGCTACAGTTTCTATCCCTAATGGATTACTTTTAAGATATACCCATTTAACCTTTTCACCATCTCTAATTGGTTCGTATTTAAACGGACATTCAAAGAATTTGAGTAATCGGTTATATGTAATACCAGCCTTAACGTGTGCAGGTGTTCCTTTTTCAAAATTAGCAATAGCTAACCCGCTATCTTTTCTCCACTTACCTTTATCGTATTTACTTAATTCTTTAATAGCCCCACCTTTGGCGATTTTATTTATACGAAGATTAGGTAAACTCTTTTTAAATTCTAAAAGTGATTCATTTATTTCTTCGTTTGTTTTTCCCATTAAGATATCTTTTAACATCTTAGCCATAAAGTCCTGAAATGCTTTGGGGAATGATGAACGTACTACATCCAATCCTTTTACATCCAACTTATCGCAAGGAATACCATTCTTTAAAATCATCCATTGTGCATATCTTTTCTTTGCTACCCAAAATCCCGCTTTACTGATGTATTCTTTCTTAATCTCAAAACGATGTTTTTCTTTTGGAATACAAAAAAATCTTTCAGCTAACAAATTGTAGAATGAATTTAAAAACGATTGTGTTTCATCTGCAATGGTATTAACTTCTGCAGCCATTCTATTTTGGTCAAAGGTTTTATACTCAGGAAATCTATGTTTTACCAACGGCTCTGCCATCATATAAATTGAATCGGTATCTATGTAAACATTATAATCATCTTTTGTACCTAACTCTTTTTGATATTTTAGATTAGCCATTTCCGCAGTTTTTTTAATTACGGTTTGACCGGTAATAGTTACGGCTTCGGCGTTATCAATATCATAGAAACGAAATGCTACAAGTCCTAATACACCATACATTGAATTCAAAAGAATCTTTTGTACTAATTGTCTTTTTGCATAAAAATCATACAATTCAGTATTACCTTCTTCTCCATATTTTTTTTCTAACTTTCTGAACTCAACTCTTTTATTAAACCAATTATCTAAGATATCTGCAATTAATCCCGGCTTCTTTTGAGTATATAATACTCCATTTGCAGCTACACCTAATTGATTATCTTTGATAACTTCTTCTAATTCTTTTCTATTATATGTAAACTCTTTTGTTTTCCCAACAATAGTGTATTGTCTTTCTTCACCTCTAACCCAAGATTCAGGATCCCAATTTGAAATCTTACCAACCTTAGTTTCCGGTGAAATATTTAGGGTCATAATGATTGATGGATATAGGGATGTTAAATCCAAATCATAAATCCAATCATACTTACCAACAATAGGTTCTTTTACATATGCCCCAATAAACTTATCTTCACCCGCTTCTGATTGTTCGGCGAGTTTATCTTTGTGATTTTTTGGTTTATTTGGTGCTACTAATTTTTTTGTTTTAAGATATGCCAAACATGCACCTTCTAAATATTTTGATGAAAAAATATAATCTTCATACGGAGTAAAACCGGAGTGACAGATTGCTCTACTCAATTCAATAAATTGAAGTTTTTCATCCATCGTTACAATCAGTTCTACATCGGTAATGTTATACTCAATAAATTTCTCTAAATCGTTTTCAAATAGGTCATCCAAACTTCCTTCGTATTCAACCTTACCTCTACCCAATTCTTTTGTAGCGATATGATTAAGAGTATATGAACTTTCTAAACCAAAGTTATATCTTTTGTATAACCCAATATAGTCCATAATACTTACACCGGCAATACTATAACGATTACGATAAGGTGACCAATATGTTTTACCTATGCAAGACAAACGATTGGCTTGATTTTCACCACATACATTTTTAATACGATTATAAAGATATGGAACGTCAAAGAAATCAATATTCCATCCTGTCCAAATTGTTGCATTTATACTTTCAATATAAGTTAAGTATTTCATCAATAAATCACGCTCATTACCAAAGACATGAAC